TTATTTATAAAAAAAAAGACCCCGAAGGGTCACACACCAAGAACAGCACCGATATTATCATCAAGTTGCTGAATAACTCTACGAATATCAGCAACTCGTGGAGGAACACTTACTTCATCATAAGTATATCCTTTTTGAGAATCAAACAGAACTTGACGAACTGCTGCTGCTGTACGAGCATCCATTTTGATCGTTACTTGTTTTTCTTTAGTCATAGATCCCCCTCCACACGATTTTCAGAACGATAAACATCAAATGCACCTTCAGGATAACGAGCACTCAGTTTCTCATAGTTCATTTCCATAATTTCTCGGAAGTTGGTGTCAAGTGCCATACACGCTTGAGCAAGATACCAGCAGATATCACCAAGTTCACGCTTCATATGAAAGACATTCTCTTCATTATATTTCTTACCCTGAAGTAAAATCTTTTTAACAACTTCAGTAAACTCACCTGCTTCAGCACTCATGCCAAGAGCAGCAGTTAGAAGACGAGGAACATCAGTATCATCGTTTGCTTCAAGTTCAGTCATTCGTGCAAGAAGTTGAGCAAAGTCACTACTCGCAGGACTTGTAGTTTGACGAACAAACTCAATATACTTATCAGAATCAATAACTTTGGTCATTAGAATTTAAATCCTTCAAATGTTTTTTTAGGTTTCTTTTCTTCATAATCATACTCCTCATCCTTTCCATTGTCAAGAATGTCATCCTGAGCAGATTGTTCGCAATCATAGAGTCGCATCTTTGCTCTATCAATACCAATCACAAAACGCTTATGAATGGTTGGATCATTATAACGATTCTTAAGTTGTTTTACAAGAATCTGTCCCAACCCCTCCAGCTCTTCAGTGCTAATAAGAGCAAACATAAGATCGGCAGTAGCAGGGAGACCAAAGGATTCGGAAGTATCGGTCAATTCAACATCAGAACTACCATAACCCGAACGAGTGGTCTGAGTGGCAGAGACAATAGGAACATTAAACTCAACAGCAAGACCACGAAGTTCTTCTGCGATTGATTTTACAAAAGTATAAGAGTTAATGTTACTGCCACCACGATACCTTGAAGATGCACAGATGTTCAGATAGTCAATAAAGATAATATCTGGATGAAATGACTTCTTAAGTGCAAGTTCATTAAGAAGTGACTTGAAATGCCCAGAGTGTGCGGATGCAGTTGGATACTCTTTGATAATCAGAGTTCCTTGAGTTTTCTTCGCAAGGTTTGTTACCTTGTTCTCAAACATCTGCTTTGGTAACTCAGTAATGTCTTGAATGGGTACGTTCAAAAGATTCGCATCAATTCGTTCAGCAATTCGTTCCTCCGCCATTTCAAGAGTGATATAGAGTACGTTCCTGCCTTGCAATAAGACGGAACTAGCCACATGACACATGAATAGCGATTTCCCAACACCCGTCCCAGCGAGAGCGATATTGAGAGTCTTATTAGGGAGACCACCTTTCGTAATCTTGTTGAAGTATTCCAGGTCAAACTCAATTTTATCTTCCTTTCGGTGATAGGATTCATAGCGTGATTCATAGTCTAACAGATAATCGTGTCCAATGTGAGTATCAAAAGATACTGCAAGAGCGTCAGAAAGAATAGTTGGAATGCTGTCACGATTTTTCTTCTCATCTTTACCGTCTGCAATATGGATAGACTCCATAAGAGCAAGATAGATAGCACGATCACGGCACCACTTTTCAGTAGTATCAACTAACCAGTTAAACTCTGCTACTTCATCATCCAGATAACTAATCATCTGAGTGATTTCTTTAAAAGATGTATCGTTAATATCCTGACGTTTTTCTACTTCAATACAAAGAACTTCTTTCGTTGCTGGTGTATTATACTCCTGAACAAACTTGAGTATTTCTTCAAACACAACTTTTTGATTAACATCCTCAAAATATTCTGATTTAATAAAAGGAATAACTTTGCGAACGTACTCTTCATTGTGAAGAAGATTACGAAGAATAAGAATCTCAACTTTGTCCATGTGGCATATCAAATACAAATGTTATTCTTGTCTCATCACCGATATTCACGGTTCCATGAGGTAATTTGTTGTTAAACCAAAGAAGAGTTCCTGGTTCAACAATAGTAGTATCAGTACCACAGAAATACTGATATGTTCCCAGAACGGAAAGATGATAACGATCTCTTGTGAGATAGTATGTTCCTTGATCAATATGAGCACCAACGATTTCATCAACGGGTAGTGAAAGAAATCCACAACGGTGTAGTTCTCTATTTCCAAAATGCTTGCGTATAATCTTTCTGATTTCGCTGTGATGTTCGTATGCTGGAGTTTTAATATTAATCTCAGAGTCTCCAACAAAGTCTTCTTTGTTTTTGACTCCACCCATTATAAGTTGAAGAGCACTTACTGGCAAGTCAGCAAATCCTCTATCAACTAAGGACTGAGAATCCTTCAGATGTTTCTGATGATCCCAGTCCTGTGGATATTTTTTAAGTTGTTCTACAACTTTAGATACATTGATTCCAGTTTTAAGAATCTTAATCACGACCCGTAACTAAACTCTTCTCTTGCAATCTCATCAAGTTTTTGCATCACTTCTTCAGTGAAATACTCTTCAGGATTGGCAAGAATTTGTTTTGCATAGATCTTCTTACCATCCATCTCATAGCGACCTGCTACATTCTTCCAGAGTCCACCAATCTCACCAAGTTCCAGAAGACCATAGTAACGATCAAGGCCCCGCTCATCATAATACAAACGGACTTCAACATCTTTGTTCTCCTTACTCAAACGTGATTTAGCAGTCTTAGCTTTGATAATATTGCCGACCACTTCCGTTCCATCCTTTTCTTTCTTTTTGCTGAGATAAATGATCGTACTTGATGCGTATTTGAGTCCAGAACCTCCACCCATTTCTTTCGTTGGTACATAAGCTCCGATGACATCGTATGTATGATTTGTGACAATGAGTGGTACATTTGCCTGTCCTAGTTTGAGGGTTAACATTCGGAAAGCACCTTTGACCAGTTGGGATTTGGTCATATCACGAACTTGTTTGTCGTTGAGTGCATCAGTAATCTCTTTCTCTGTGGAAAGCATACCCAAGGAATCTAACACAAACATACAAGGTTTGCGTTCTTCTACAGGTTTCTTTAAATAAAGGTCTACCGCTTTGAGCGCCTTAGTACGAAACTCTTCAATAGTAACAACGTTAACAACAACCAGACGAGAAGTATCAATTCCACGGGATTCTACAAGTGACTTGGTAATAGCAGCTTCAGTATCAAAATAGAGGCAATAACCATCGGGGTGAATATCAAGAAAATTCTTAACCACAGCGAGAGAGAAAAAAGTCTTTCCAGTAGAAGACTCTCCAGCAATAGCAGTAATCTTATTCCCAGATACACCACCAAATATACTACCTGAAACCAGTGCATTAAAAATGTATGAACCCGTGTCAACATAAGTTTCAGTCTCATCAATGTCAGATGCTAACTTTGTAAAGTCATCACCTATCTCTTTTACAATATCTTTCAGAAAATCCATCATGCAACCATCCCGTATTCTTCACGAAGTATTTTTTTATAAGGCAAACCTTGCTCTCTCAGTTCTCTAACCAACTTTAGTTTATGATAGAGAGCAGCGTCTCCACCAAATCCAAGTGCTTTTACAATAGTATCTAGTTCTTTATCGTTAATGGGCAAATCCATCAGGCAAAAAATGATTCAAGGTTTACAGTTTTTTCCACTTTCCATCCAATAGCATCAAGAATGATCTTTAATGGTTCTAGAAAGGCTTTCTCAAATTGTAGTTCATAGTCAATGTATTTGTCAAGACCAAGTTCCTTCGGAAACTCCTGAATGAATGAAATAACATTTTCTTGAATTGTATTTGGTTTTTTCAAAAAAATGAACTTGATCTTTTCGCCGTTTTGAATCAGCGAATACCTATTCGCCAGATTATTCTTTTTTATGTAGTAATTGAAAAGCAATGCTCCACGAACATGAATGGGAGTTCCTTTAGAATAAATGGTTGCGGGTGAGTAATACTTTTGCACATCAGATGCAGAACGTGGAAAAGATATTTCTTCAGGAGAAAGTTTTCTAAACTTTTCCCTAGACTTTTCAATAAAGTCAATCACTTCATCTTCCGTACCACTCATCAAAATATTAAAAGACTCCTTCAGCATCTTGCGGCAAGGTGCTGGAGTAGAAGACTTAATCGCTTCAATACCCTTAATCTTCAGTTTTGGTTCATCATAACGAACACCTTCACTGTCCCATACACTTAGAATGTATCTCTTCTTCGCAGTCCAAATACCACGCTCAGCAATACATTCACGCTTCATAATCATTTTCTGATCATAGGCATTCACATAATTAGCCAGTTCTTGGTAAGAACTTTCAATATACTTTTCAAGTTCCATTTGACAGATCTTATCAAGGAACGAAACAACGCTTTCAGTAGTTTTCTCTCTTCCTTTGTATACAGTTTCGACCAGAGGACCCATACTAACGTAAAGAGAATCGGTATCGGAAGCAATAACATAATCCACATTATCCGTTTTAAGAACTTTATTCAGATATGAATTTACCTTATTCATAATCCATTGAATGGAAACTTGACCGGAAAGGGTGATTGCCTCAGCATTTGCAAGTTTGTAATAACGGAAATACTGATTGCCGATAGCACCATAAGCAGAGTTGAGTTGAATCTTCCTTGCCATTTGGATGTTATTGCATCGGGCAATTTCTTTAACCAGTTCCTTGTTCTTTGTTTTTTCATATTCTTGCTCTGCCGCAAGCATCTTCTTTTTAAAGATTACACGTTCATTATAAATCTTCTCCATCAACTCTGGAAGAAATCCACGTACATCTTTACGATACATTGCGCCGTTTGCACAAACTGCATAGTCTTTATACAGTTCAAAGTTTAGACTTTGATTTAGAATTTTATCAACCGAAACAGTTGGGTGCCTCTCATCCATAAGAGTTTCTGGTGAGATGTTATACTGCATAATCAGGTGAGGATAAAGTGAGTTAAGGTCAAATGACACAACCCAATCATACTTACCAGGAATCGGTTCTTTTACATATGCACCAGCATACTTTTCATCCTTCTGTGCCTTATTCTTTGGAGGAATAACAATGTTCCTTTTCTTCAGATATGTGTAGATAATGTTATCCCACATTCTTACTTGATAAAATACATCCGCATAGTTGACTTTAGCATCATATGCCATCGTAAGAGCAAGTTCAATCAGTTTCATCTTGTCTTCCAAACGGTCAACAAGTTCTACGTCAACAATGTTATATTCAATAAACTTCTGCCATCCTTTGGTATAAAAGTCCTTGAAGGTATCGAACTCAGAGTGATCCAGTTTCTTCTGACCTAGTTCTACTTCGGCAATATAATCAAGACGATACGATTCCTGTGCTTTATAAGTGAACTTCTTATAAAGATCAAGATAATCGAGTTGAGTCAATCCACCAACATCAAATGTAGTGTGCTTACGTCCATTGATGAATACTTCACCTTCTGTGACCAATCCCCAATTAGAGAAACGTTTCATTAGTTTCTCACCAAGAACACGATTCAGTCGTTTGCAAATGTATGGAATATCATACATCTGAATATTCCATCCAGTCACAACATCAGGAACATCAACCATCCAATAGTTAATGAAATGGATCAGAAGTTCATATTCAGAGGGACAGTGATAATATGTTAGGTCACTACGATTATGCTTAAATGGTTTCACACCCCAAGTAATAATCTTTTTAGTCGTGTAGTCCTGAATCGTAATCGCAAGAATTTCTTCAGAACAAGACTCAACATCAGGGAATCCCTCTTCGGATGCAACCTCAATATCCAAAGTTACAAGTTTGATATTACTGATATCAAACTTAATTTCTTCCTCTGGATATTTTTCAGAAATATATTGATAGATGTATCTATCGTTTCCATAGATCCCAAATCCATCAACATTATCGTACTTAGAGTAAAACTCACGACAATCTCTTACAGTTCCAGGTTTTACTGGTTCAACTTTTTCACCACTTAATGTTCTATACTTAGAATCTTTTTTAGTTTTTACAAAGAGAGTTGGGAAAAACTCATCTCTTGTCTCAAATCTTTTACCATTATCTACTCCACGAACCAAAAACTGATTTCCAATCAACTGAACATTAGTGTAAAATCTCATTCTTTAATCAAGTCCTCGTATTTTTCAAGTAGAGTGGGTGTTGGATCAGCGAGAGTAATAATCTTATCAGAACTAATCATAAAAGTTTTTTCTTTTGTATAACCACAAAGGAATGGTTCCAAAGTTTGATCACTTCTCACAAGAAATGGATTTATAAGTTTGCAATCGGGTTCCCCAATATCTGCACCTACTTCTTCAATCTTGCTGATTAGAATCAGATTGTTCAGTAGTGCCAGAATCTTTACTGTCTTTTCCATATTCAATAACATCCTCAATGTACATTTCTTTTAGTTTGATAGTTGGTTCAACCATAGTAACCAACCACTCAGCTGGGATTGAAATCCTTTCATCTGCAGACAAAGGAATCCAAGGATACAAAGAAACTTCAAACCCAGTTTTTTTGTCGGAACCAGAATCCTCAACTATATTTGGATTACGCATCCGAACAAGACAAGGTTTAGTCAGATAATACCCAACTACTCTAAGATTTTCATCCTCACCAACTGCCATTTCAGCAACATCTGCAATCAAATCTTCACCAGACTTGAGAAGCATCAATTTGATAGTCATATTTTACCACAGACCTCCTATGAGTATAGCAAGAAAAAAGGGAGGCGTCAACTGGATTTTGCCAGTTACCTCCCGTGGCATAGCGCCGACGATATTCAATATTATTTATCTCTTTCTTTTAAATTTACAAACCTTTTTTCCGGGGAGCATTTTATAAGTTGTCGTTTTTCCATAACACTTTGGTTTTGGTGGCATTGCACCAGATCCAAAATCACCCTTCATCTCCTTCAAAATGTGTATGAACTCCCGGAACGATTTCATATACTTTTCTCTTCTGATGTTCTGGAATAACTCTATTTAGTTTGATAGTGAGTAATCCATCCTCAAAAGAAACATCACCAACAACTACATCATCCGAGAGTGTCCAGGTACGAGTAAATGCTCTCTTCGCAAGACCGTGATGAACATATTCATCTACAGAATCGTCCACTTTCTTTGCTTCAACGGAAAGTTTATTCCACTCAGAAGATACTTCAATATCTTCTCTCTTATAACCAGCAAGTGCGATTTCTAGTCTAAAGTTTGTGCTACTTTCTTTAACTAGATTGTATGGAGGATAGTTAGTAGAAGATTCGTGAGTAGTACCAAAACGATGAAGCCACTCATCTCCACCAATAAAGTATTTGTCAATATCATTCAGAAACTTCTCAATGTTTCCACTATTATATTTTGCTAGAGTGTACATAAAGGTTCTCCTTAAAAAGCGAGGATAAAATGTCAGACCCGAAGCATCTGACATTATTAATTATAGCAGAAACGAAAAAAAGAGGAGGGGTAAAAACCCAACCTCTTTTTAGGGTGTTCCGACTTTTGTAGAGACCGCACGAAAAGAGTCTCATACTTATTTATTCGGGTTCTACACCTTTTCCTTTTTTACCAATATTATATTTCTGCTCAAGAATCCAATCACCCTTATCCTTGTAAGAAAGAACTTTAATTTGATTCAGAGGAGCAATATCAGAAACAGAGTCTGGTTTTACTACAGTAATGAGTCCCCAATCGGCAAGAAGACGGGCAATACGATTACGACGCTGAACATCATTAATAGTTAAATTGGCATGTTTACCATCAAGGGCAAATAGTTCCTTGAAATGCACAATAAAGTATCTACCCTGCTTATGCAGAATATGGCAAGATTGGTAGAGTTTTTTCTCCTTTCTAGATGCTACTCCGATGCGAGTCAAAGTTTCACGTACTTTCAGAAAGTCATCAGGTTCATTAAGAATCACCTCTACCATTTGGTCCTGGGACCATTCAACAGTAGGTTCTACCGTAGTAGTCATTTTTTTCCTCCAATATCAAGTCGTTTTTTGATGAAAGTAAGTTGTTCTTTTGTTAAGATTTTCAGTGCTTGAGATGCCTTCTCATTACTATAACCATAGTATGATTTAACACATTCTAAGTCTGCAACCTTATCCTTTCGGAGCCAGGGAGAAAATCTCTTCCGTTTCCTAAGAGTATTTAGATAAAATGAATATTGCATATCTTTGTCAAGTTGATGATGCATATTCATTTCATTTACAAATAGGATGCAATCAATATGACCAGATAGGCAACGATTGATAATATATGGAGGATATTCCTTAATGTTTTCTGATAAATCTTCTTTTGTGAGATTAATTGAGTTCAACCAGTCCTTCAGTTCCATAATTAAATAGCAGCAGTTCTTTTCTATCTTTCTGTTCTCGCATATACTCACCAACAGATCTCATCGTGTAGGTAAGGTCAAACTCAGCAGCGTTCCAGTTTTTAAATCTATCCTTTACAAGTTGGTCGGAGTTATAACTTACCAATTGATCCATATCGTTAGCATCGCAATCAGCAGCAAACTTATCGTGATCAAATCCTTTGTGCATTGATCCCTTATTCCCATAGAGATTATCCTTAATGTCATAAGGAGGATCGAGATACATAAAAGCACCTTTATCTCCATCCATCAGATAATCGTAGGAGTAGTTAGTTATACGCCAATGTTCAATTATCTTAGAATACCCAGGCAACTTTTCGATCCCTCGCATTGAAAAGTTGGCATTAGATGCTTGTGCTGAAAATGATGAACTCTCCGTGAGACCACTGAAACTACACTTATTGACAATATAGAAAGCCACAGCACGATCAATACTTGGCAAATCCTTGTCATTGATCTTCTCCTTAGAAACTAAGAAAAGTTGTCTTGCTTTATCTGGAGTGTTGCAAGTGCTTTTAAGAGTTGTAAGTGCATTGGAAAGATCAGCACCAAACATCTGGAGTTGCTGCCAGAAGTTTACAAGAGGTTCATAAAGATCATTCACCCAAATATTTAATCCAGGATACTTCTTTGTGATATAAATCGCAACACTTCCGCCACCAAGAAATGGTTCTCGAAACTCATCATAGTTGCGAAGATCTGGAAAGTATGGATCCATCTTGGCAACCGCTCTACTTTTGCCGCCTGGATATCTCAAACAAGTTTTTAACGATTTGAGAGAAGTCATTTAAATTCACACTCACACATAATTTCAGTAAGAGCAGCAAGAAGATTTACTTCTTGGTCAGCCACGAATGCACATTGGTATTGATACTTAGCAATAACAAGAACGGCAGCAGGGATAGATTGGGGTGAAAGACAATCAAAAGAGGAGTCATAAATCCTGCGAAGTAGACTACTAGCATCGTTGTCCAAGTTAGAGACCACCCACTTTCGGACTTCAGGAAAGTTCTTATCTTTGAGATTTTTAATAAGTTCATTTACAGAGATGTCTGAGAAAGATGCAAGAATGCCCGAGTCGATTTTCCCCCCTGCAGAATACCTCTGGCATTCGTTGAGGACTCTACGAAAATCTGGGAAGTATTTTGTAACAAGTTCTGCAACGACTTTTTGATCGTACTCAATCCTTTCCGTATCCAAGATTGATTGAAGTCTTTGAAAGAAACTACCTGCGAGTTGTACACGCTGTTTCCCTTTGATGGTGAAGTCAATGACGGCACAACGAGAGTGCAGGGGTTCAATGATCTTGTTCTTGTAGTTGCAGGTGAAGATGAATCGGCAGTTGTTATAAAATGCCTCAATATTTGCCCGTAGTAGGAGTTGTACGTCGTTTCCTGTGTTATCAGCCTCATCGATGATGATGACTTTGTGTTTAGAAGATCCCGTAAGTGAGACGGTCGAAGCAAAGTTCTTTGCTTGGTTCCGCACAGTATCCAAGAAACGTCCTTCGTCGGATCCGTTGATAACATAGCAATCTGCTCCAAGTTCATTACACAATGCTTTCGCAATGGTCGTCTTACCAATTCCAGGAGGACCTGCAAGAAGGAGATTCGGAATCTCACCTTTATCCACAAACTCCTTGAATGTTTTTTTAACATCATCGGGAAGGATACAATCCTCAATCACTTGAGGACGGTACTTTTCCGTGAGTAGAAATTCACTTGCCATAATCAAATCCAATCGGGTTTTCTTTCGGGCATACGAAGATAGTTATCAGCAACCCAAGGTTTGGATGCAATGTATCGTCGGTATGCTTCAAATGTATCAATAGTGTCGTCAAACTTCCATTCCTCGGGCATAGCACGAGCAAATGGTGTCACTTCCGTAATCTTTCCTTTGGGGAAAAGATAATATGCATCTACAAGGGTTTTGTAGCAAGAGTGAGTTTTATTATACCTCACAGCATACTCATCTGCAAGATTCATACCCCACTTGATCAACCAGTAAGCATTATGGATACTCTCCAATGCCCACTTGGTGCAGGGGTGATTGCGGAATGCTCCTTTCTCAGTCTTGTAAGGCGTTCCATCTGCCTTAGGAAGAGTGCCGTACCCGTGTCCCCATTTCTCAGAGGCAACGATAGAGAGCATCTGACAGCACTCTAGAGGCATCTTGACAATGTGTTTGTCGGGAAGGCAAATGGCACTCTCGGCAGGCCAAGGGGAAGTGACGAAGATGTTCATCCAAAAGTAGAATCGGGTTCCAGAGCAATATAATAGCAGAGATCGTGATTCTTGGATTGGAACCGTGACAAAAGTTTTTGTGAAACAACTACTTCATAAGTTCCAGGAAGAATCTTAATATTCTCTACTTTGAAGTTAAAGACAAACTCAGAATCAGTTTCTCCAACAACAATCGAGAAATCATTTGAAGTATCATTCTTCTTGTCACGGACAACTAGTTTCACAACACCCGCTTCACCAACTGCAGAAATATCAGGGAGTTGATAAACTGCTGCTGCCTTGAGAAGTTTGTCAAGTTGCTCAGTGCTCAGTTCAAAACACACATCCTCACTAGGAAGAACAATATCCTTCTCGGGGGGCGTAATGATTACACTAGGATCTGCGAAAAAATACTTAGATCGCATTTTACCTTCACGAATAACAACATACCCATCGTTAATAAAATCAAGTTCTGGGCTTTGGTGAAGACCAAGACCATTCAGAAATTGATTCAGATCATAAATACCAAAATCTTTGGGAAACTCTTCAGTAATAGTTGCCTCAGCAAGAATATTTTTCATCACACTGATGGTGCGAAGTTTATTTCCTTCTTTAAACAAAATAGATTGATTAATGGAAGAAAAGTTCTTCAAGACAGAGAGAGTTTTATCAGAAAGTTTCATAATCACTTGTTTTCAATAAGGTTGAGATGATTGATCAGTAGAATAGTATAATGAAGAACTTTGAAAAGATCAGCACGGGGAGTACCCTTTGTATCGTATCGATCAATATATTTGGTTACGTTGCCTGCACAAAAACCTTCACGGCGATTGTGCTTGATTTTATCAAGAGTTTGTTCAGTACCACCACCAGTTCGGTCAACATAATGCTGACTATAAGTACCAGAAATATACTGCTCAAGTTGTTTCAGGATTTTATCTTCATTATATTTCCAGAAACCATTTTTGTTTGTGTCTTCGGGCATTGTCAAATTAAAGGTGATAGTATC